CGCCAAGACGAATAGAACCATTACTGTTGCCGCGACCCTGAATATGTTCTTTCAGAAGGCCATTGGCGACGTGATTCGAACTCGTCTGAAGCGTTGCGGGGTTGACCTGAACAGCCAACTCCGAAACCAAACCCTTGCACGTGACGCATCTGTTACGGGACGCTACGCCACAGTCGACTTATCATCGGCTAGTGACACGGTATCCCGCGAACTCGTATGGGACTTGCTTCCATACGATTGGTCACGCGTAATGGACGACGTACGACATAAGTGCGGTCGCTTGCCCAACGGTCAGACCATCTCTTACGAGAAGTGGTCCGCCATGGGTAACGGCTACACTTTCGAGCTCGAGTCGCTCATCTTCTACGCCCTGGCCGTTGGTGCAAGCCAATATGTCGGGGTCGAAGTTGAGAACATCGGCGTCTACGGGGACGATATCATCATACCCGTGGAAGCCTATGAGCTCTTTGTCCGCGTACTCGACTACACAGGTTTTGTCACTAACAAAGACAAGACTTACTCCTCCGGATACTTTCGGGAGAGCTGTGGAGCCGATTGGTTCTTCGGTTGTAATGTTAGACCTATCTTCCTCAAGGAAAGGATCATCGATGTTGGAAGCTCTATCCGAGCTGCTAACGCTCTTAGGCGAATTATACAGACTAGTCGTGGCATTGTTCCCGAACCTCTGATCGGACTCGAAAATCCAATCAGAGCTGGGAATGACGCTTATGACCTGTCTGTACGATCCCGCTTCTGGAGTGTCTGGCAGTTCTACGTCAATCGTATACCTAGGCAGTCCCGTGTCTTTATTCCGGAAGGTTATGGTGATCTTGGACTCGTCGGTAATGAGTCCGAATCGTCGACCTTCAAAGTGGATCAGGAGCGCGGCTATCACAGGTATACCTTTCTTGCTTTGCTCCAGGTCGGAGCTAAGTATAGAAACCGTAACGACTCAGCGACCTTGATACAGTCGTTGAAATCGGCTACGGGTTCCTGCCTCGTCACTGACGAGACAGGGACTTTGATTGACAGACTCCTTGTAAAGGGGTCCAAGCTTCTTAAACCTCAGATCGTTCGCGCCTTACAGCGCGAGCATAGGTCGACCTCTCCTACGAACGGGTTAAGCTCCGAGCGTAGGAGGGTGCATTACGTCAAGAAGCACATCGTGGCCACTCAGTGGCCGGAACTCGAG